CCCGCTAGAGCTAGTAATGCTTAATCCGTTAATGAGCTGGAACCCTTACGGCGTACCACTCAAAGCTGATCCGACCGAGGGTGGAACATTAGACGGGCTTACTTCTGGTACTGCACTTTCTGGCTATGCCGTAGTCGGGAAGTATTACATAACACCGGATGAATTCTACAATGGAACCGATCCCACAGACCCGGCTGATACAAGTTCAGCTAGGTGGGTTAAAGACAGCGGTGGCACATCTCGATTATGTAGAGCGGCTGGCCCGTGGATACTGCTACCACCGATTGATAATGTAGTAGGCCGAGTGCGTGGAAGATTCGCTATCTACGAGGACGCAATACAAAGCCCAGCAATGGCTCAAGCATTAGCGTTAAGAGTTTAATTAGTAAATTTAGTAAATAATCCAGGAGTAATCGCTATGAATGCCTCTGCCACAGCGAGAGTGTTAGATAGATTTTTCGGACAGAATAGCCTATTCATGGGTCATTTGATCCGTAACCGGTTCTTGTATGCAGCACTGGCTGTTGTTATACCAATTGGTGTAGCCTTACGGGTGTACCTCAATAATATGGCTTTCAGCACTGGTACTGATTTCTGGTCACCAGAGTTCCAGACTTATTGGCTTCCGCTATTATACATCGAGATTATATCTCTTGGGGCATTCACTGTTGGCCTATCCCTCTGGGTATGGTTTACCAGGGAGAAGTCTTTATCCCATCTGACGAAGAGCGATGAGCTAGACCGGTACTGGACATTACTAAGGGTTTTCACGGTGATTGGCCTTTGGGCTGCCCTCATAGCTACTAACGCGGTTGAGTCAGACGCTGCCTGGCATCAGGTCACTATCCGAGATACTGATTTCACCCCTACCCATATACTTATTTTCTATTTTTGTTTGCCCGCAGTAACTGCGATGCTGATACCATCATTTATCTGGGCTCACACCAGGCTACCTGTCTACCGAGACAAAATTTCAGTCCCATTTCTTATGGTCGTAATCGGTATTGTAATGATCATGCCTAACTATGGTTTTAATGAGTGGGGCCACACTTTCTGGTATGCGGAAGAGTTGTTTGCAGCACCGGTTCACTGGGGCTTTGTGTTCCTGGGCTGGTCAGTCTTCTTCTTCGTACCATTAGCCGTTCAGTTGTTTACTAATATGGCTCGTTTAATAGCTGAAGTAACCCAAGAGCCTCAATTACCCTAGCAGGAGAGATACATGCCAGAATCAGATACAAAGCATAATGAAGGCACTGAAGAAGATGTCTTTAATGGATACACTATAGTACAGGGACAGCGTGAGCTGGTCGGAGTGTACAAAGGAAATGATCTTATAGCTACACACGACAAATTCACTCGCCGAAATGGTGACCTAGCTCGTTATATCCAAAGGTTGCTTAACAAAGGTTACACGGTACGAGATGTTACTGGTAGTTTTAACACTTTCCAGGACATCCCTCAGAAACTCGAACTGGATGAGGATGCAGGTGCGCGAGAGCTAGACCCCAGCGTACCTATAGCTATAGCACCATTGAGCTCAGCACCAAATGCACAGACAGATGCGTTAATCGCTGCCTCTGAAGGAGTAGCAGTAGTTGATCTGGCAATAAACCAGGAAGGCGGTTTCGCTTTTAATCCCGAGGAGTAAGAATGCCTGCACCAAGACCAGCCCTGAAGTATGATGACCTGAACGCTAAGCAGCGTAAGTATGTCAGAGAATTCATCAAGACGGCTGACAGGAATGCCTCGTACAAAGCAGCAGGGTACGCCCCTGCTCGCGCTAATGCTCTCCGTCTACATCGGCGGGTATCGGATATCATCGAGAGTGAAGTACAGAAGAAGATACAGACCGGGGCTATAATTGCACTGAATGTTGTGCAGGGTCTCATGGAGAGTGCAACCTCAGAGGCTGTTAAGCTTGCTGCTGCCAAAGACTACCTCACCCGCGCTGGGAAAGATACCCCAGTAGAGTCTGAGGTGAGGGTGTTAGATAGCAGGAAAGAGACCGATAAAGAGCTAGAAGATGAGCTCGGTAGTCTCCTGGACAAAGCTACAGTAACCACACTACCAGAAACAAAGGGTACTGATGATGAGTCAACCCTCCATTGATCTCTCACTACTCTCGGAGCCTGAGAAGCTAAGAGTAGAAGAGCTATTAAAGGAGAAAAAGAGGAGAGAGAAGTACGAAAAGCTGTACTCTTTTCCCTCTTACCCCTGGCAGCGAGAACTAGCTAATGCAACAGCTACCTGTTCTCAGCTTCTGGCAATGTGCGCGAACCAGGTCGGCAAGACCACTGCGGGTGCTTACATTATCAGTTGTCACCTGACAGGGAAGTATCCCGAGTGGTGGACAGGCCACCGGTTTAATAAGCCTATCTCGGCCTGGGCATGTGGTGTCTCTAACGAGACAACCAGAGATATCCTCCAGTTTAATATGTTGGGGTTACCTGGTTATGCCGATGAGCAGGGGAGTATGTTTATCCCTCGTGACATGATAATCAGTACTGTCAGGAAGCCACAGGTGCCTAACGCTGTTCAAACGGCGTATATTCGTCACTTTGATGAGGATGGTAAGGAAGATGGAGTCTCACGCCTAGATTTTAAGGCGTATGAGCAGGGTGAAGAGAAGTTCATGGGTCGCCCTATGGATCTTATCTGGCTAGATGAGCAGCCCAGCCCAAGCATTTACACCCAGTGCATAACAAGGACTGTCGCTACTGGGGGTATTGTCATGATGACATTCACCCCAGAAGATGGTATGACACCGACCATACACCAGTTCATGCACAATCCTCAGCCAGGCCAGTTCTTAATAACTGCAACCTGGGAGGATGCGCCTCATCTTAATGAAGAGCGAAAGAAACAACTACTGTCTCAGTACCCTCCGAATGAGGCTAAGATGCGCTCTCAGGGTATACCGGTTTATGGTAAGGGTCTGGTTTTCCCAGTACCTGATGAAGAGCTAATTATAGAACCATTCAAGATACCAGATCACTGGGCAAGAGTAGCTGGTATAGATTTTGGTTATGATCACCCCACGGCAGTAGTTTGGTTAGCCTGGGACAGAGAGACTGATATGGTAGTAGTGTACTACACCTACCGCGAGCGCTTACAAACGCCAATGCAGTCTGGGCCTAAGATAAGAGAAACTACTCCATGGGTTCCTGTAGTGTGGCCGCACGACGGCAATAAGAGGAACCCTGGTACAGAAGGAGCTATCACTACGGCTGATCTTTTCAGGAAGCAGGGTCTTAAAATGACCCATGATCATTTTAGAAATCCAAAAGCCCCAGGTGAGGTGGGTAAAGGCAACATACATCGTGAACCAGGCTTAACAGCAATACTGCAACACATGGAGATGGGCAAATTCAAAGTATTCAGTACCTGTCTTGATTGGTTTGAAGAGAAGCAAATGTATTATCGTGATGACAAAGGGCAGGTGACTGAGCTGAATGAGGATCTGATGTGCGCCACAAGGTACGCTTTCCAATCAAGAGCTCTGTATGCTGTTACCAGGCCAGAACACGATGCTTATTCAAAGTATAAAGGTAAGTCTCTCCCGCTTTACTCTAAAGGAGTTGTTTGATGCCCAAAAATAAGATGATCGACGATGAGATCTTAGATATACTGATTGCGGAGTCAGAGGAGGCTATTGGGCCACACGAGGGAGACCTACAGAGAGATACTGAGAAAGCTCATGATTATTACATGGGCAAAAAATACGGCGATGAGATAGATGGTAAGAGCCAGTTTGTAACACGAGAAACGCTGGAGACTATTGAGAGCATAATGCCTTACCTGGTGAAGACTTTCTTTAGCACTGACCAGGCGTGCATTTTTGAACCTGAAGATGAAGATGATGTACCTATAGCGGAACAGGAGACTGAGTACGTAAAATGGGTCTTTTACAAAAAGAACAAAGGATTCAAGATAGGCTACACATGGATCAAAGATGCTTTACTGAACAAGCTCGCTGTTGTTAAAGCAGTTCGTGAGGGTTACTTTGGTGTAAAGATCAAAAAATACCAGAACCTCACTGATGTGCAGATAAGCAAAATACTTGGTGATTTAGACCAGGAGGAGATTAAAGACTTCAGCATCGAGCAGACAGAAGATAACCTGTTCAATATGGAAGTAAAAGAGATCAACAATGATAACAAAACCGTTATCTATAATATCCCACCAGAGAACTTCAGGGTCTCTGATTCTGGGCACGACATCCAGGAGCTCAGATACACTGGGGAAGTGTACGAGAAGACTATCTCTGAATTAAGGGCGCAAGGTTTTGATGTTGAAGATGACATAAGCGACTCCTCTGATGAGCGGGCACTAGATATAGTAAAATCTTCCAGGATGGAAGATGTAGACGAAGGTAATCTGTTCAGTGATAACGCCACTAAATCAGATCCTTCTGCCAGGACAGTCAGCGTATCTGAGGAATACACTTTCCTTGATGTTGATGATGATGGTATAGCAGAGCTGATAAAGACTATACGTGTAGGACGGAACTTATTACTTAATGAGACCGTTGAGGTAAGACCTTACTATGGATGGAGTGCTGTTATGGTGCCCCACAGGTTGCACGGTATGTCTGCTGCTGACCTGGTTATGGATATTCAGCTATTGCGGAGCAAGTTCTTCAGGAACATACTGGATAACCAGTTCTTGCAGAACAATGGCAGATACACAGTAATTGATGGTCAGGTAAACTTAGATGACATAATGGAGAGCACCCCACATGGTATAGTGAGGCAGAATTTTGACGGAGCAGTGGGCGTACTGCCCACACCTCAGCTCGG